CCTGTGACACCCTAGGTCCAGGGACCAAACATCGAACCCAACACTCTTGTTGGACTAATGTCGATCTCTTCGCCTAGAATGCGGCGCTTCTGCCTCAATTGACCCGGAAGGTCAACATCTGCAACACCGTCACCACTCCATCCTGCACGTTTCATGGCATCAGCAACCAACAGGAAACTCTGTATTACATCAGGATGCGGGAACACCCTCACGAGTAACCTTCTACCCTCTACGCTAGTGCTAGCGTACCCAATCAAGCGAACGAGGTATTCACCTGGTTCTCGCTTGCGGTGACGTTCGGGGTAAACCATCCTTTGTACCAGCTCACGCTGAGGACGGTGCGGTTGGCTGTGAACCCACCAGTGTCCCAAGAAGTGTGTTCGATTGTCATCAAACTTCTTGGATTCGGCAGACTTGTCCGTGATCGTAGATTTCTCTACGCTCAAGACGAACCCCAGATCAGATGCAGCAGATGCCAACTGCGACAAGGTAAGTCGCGTGTTGGAACCAATGATGACGTCGTCTCCCATCACCAGCACCCTGTCATGCGGAAGGCTGTGACCCGTCACTTTCTCCCACATGTACGATACCAAGATCAAATTCACAATTGAGTCAATAATGCTTGTAAAAGCACTACCACTCGGAACACCTTTGTGTTTTTGATAAACATGGCCATCTGGAGCAATAATGCGCGAATGGATGAAGTCGTTAACGTACCTTCTCCAAACATCCAGCTCAAGCTCATCAAGATCAAGATGCGTCCGCGCCACACGGAATGCGTCATCAATCATGCGAGCCGGGACTGTCGAATCAAACTTCGAGAAATCTAACGAGTAGACGTACTCGAACCTCGATTCGATCTCAGAGATGATCGCCCCTTGTTCGTGTCCACGGAGGCCCCAAACGAACGGTCTTCTACGAGAAAGTCCTTCCAGGACTCGTTTACTGTAGCGTGTCCCCACAATTGTCGTAGGGAGCGGCGCCATCCATACGAGCCTAGTTTTTGGACCAGCATTCCCAGGCTGAACACGACGACCAAACACATAGGGATCAAAACCCCTTTTGCCGTCGATAATCCTTCGTGCCAGTTTTGCCCCTTGCTCGATGACAAAAACATTGCTACGAAAGAAAGGAGCCCCAGCGTAAGAGTCAAGAAGAATATGCGACTCCACCACCTCATCCACGCTGAGAGGGAGCTTCCCTCTCGTTTTAGTACCTGCAGTGTCATAGACCGCACGAATGGCTCCTTTGTAGGAACTGGTTTCGTAGGGTCGTGAATCACCACGGGTTCTGCGTGAATATTGTACCTCGTTAGAGGCCAATGAAGCTCCCCGGTCAGGTTCCCGAGAGTCATCAGATACATGTCGAATCCCGACATGTCCCTGTCCGCTCTGACTCTGCGACTTCCCGTTCGCGTTGTCACTATCATCTCGTCCTCTTCGAGATTCAGTGGCTCCGTGAACTTGACCGCGTTTGAAGCGACAGGAACAGACTCCATGACCACTGACGGTGAAGACAGTGTCGGACTCAGTTCCTCGTCCTGTGGTTGTTCCTGTACCGGTTGGATGAATAGGGCAGCCGTAGCTGACGATCCCTTTTTCCACCCATTCAGGGTCGGTGACACTCCGATTATCCCTTTCTGGCACAAGCTCAGATGACAGATCTTTCAAGGCACGTTCCATCGAATAATCGACAGCAACGTTCTCGACAGCTCTGCTGAGCGAAGCGAGCGCTTTAGCAACTTTATCTTCGTTGCCTCGGCTGAGGTAAGGTCCGAGATCATCGATACCGGCCCTCGCATGCAAATGCATGAAACACCTCCTAAGCGGATCAGTGTGCCTGCTGTGGTGATCAGCCAACGATCAGCAGACTGTGGGATGTCAGTCCACATAGTTAACAATGCGAATGACGATTCGCATAGCTTTCCACTGTGGCGTCGCTCGCTAAGCGCAGTGGCTCAGAAT